GAACTTACTACTATTTCTGGGGCATTGCAACTATTTCAGTGGTCGTAGGTCAGATTTATGTTGGAAATGGGTTCCGTAGAATGGCAGACTCTGCGGATGCAATTTCTGCTGATATAAATTTACTTGTGGAGGTTCTTATGATGCCTGTACCTAAAACGATGCCTGTTCCAAATAAGGATTACAGCATGCCAATACTACAATGAAAGCAGTTCTTTGGTCGAGAGACAATTGTCAATGGTGTGAGAGAGTTAGACAACTCTTTGCTCACTGCAAAATAGAATACCTAGAATACAAACTAGACAAAGACTTCACTCGTAAGCAATTCTATGAAGAATTTGAGGAGGGTGCTACCTTTCCACAGGTTCAACTTGATAACAAATACATAGGTGGATGCAAGGACACACTACATTATCTACAGGAAAAGAATCTGATTTAGGTTCACTAAATAAAGGAGCAGAACTAATGCTGAGTAAACCTCGGCAACCAACGCTGCACAACTGGAGAAAACGAATGGAACAGGCAATCATTGCCCTGAGTGTAATGGTAGGACTACTCACACTCGGTCTTGGTGCAACAATCGGATATCTTATTCGATGCTACATACAAGAGACCACTCCACAATATTCCCATCCAGAAATGTTTGATGCGAATGGGAATCCATTACCCGATGAACTTCTTGCAATAAGGTTTGAGGGTGATCCAAAAGACACTGATGATGACTAATTCATGGCAAAATTACCTAACAATCCTTTAGTATCTGAATTGTTCAGAGCAGTTCATGGTGCCAAGACTAAAGATAAAAAGATTGAATTATTGAAGGCACACAAACGAGATGATGTCAAAGCACTATTGATTTGGAACTTTGATAAAGGTATTACGAGTGCAGTCCCAGAGGGAAGTGTACCTTACAAACCTAATGAATCACCTAAAGGAACTGAAGGTCACACTAGATTGATTCATGAGTGGAGAACACTCTACAATTTTGTAAGGGGTGGCAATGATAAGATCTCCAACATGAGAAGGGAGACTTTGCTCATACAATTACTAGAGTCACTTGAAGCAGAAGAAGCAGAGATTGTGTGTCTTGTAAAGGATAAAGATCTTCAGAGTAAATACAGAATTACCAGAAACGTAGTGGAGGAGGCGTATCCAGAGATAAATTGGAGAGATAAGTAACATTTGATACACAATTACTTGCTAAATATGTTTAGGTATGCTAACATACCATTACGTTCATCCAATGCATTCATTAGCACTGTTAGTATTGCTTCTCGCAGAGCATGACTACACCCATTGGGAGATGTCATGTGATGAGTGGAATCGCTACAGGATTGAGATTCTAAGTGATGCGAATCACAGTGCCGATGCCAAGGAGTATGTCATAGACTACTTCAAAACAAAGGTACCAGAACCTCATCTTTGCGAAACATGGAGCATTGGACGCAAGTAAGCCGACACGGAACGGGTACGTTCATCCCTTCGGGGACGCAAATGTTGACTGAAGGAACGGGGCTACAATCCCTACTACTTTGGAGAAAACAAATGACTAAAGTCACTTACCGTGGCGTTGAGTACAACGCTGAAGAATACAACGCAAAGGTGCTTGCAGAAGCAGCAAAGCGTAATAGACACGACCTTATGTATCGTGGTCTAAAGGTAACATCAAGCAAGTAATCTTACATGCTTGGAAAGGAGGGGTTGATCCCCTCCTTTTTTTATGCTATGATTTTGTTATGGACAGAGACAAACTAAAAGTAATAGTCACTGATCTTGAGATGCTATTGTCTGCACTCAAGGCAGAGGTCTATTCAGACACTGAGTCGTACAAGTACGATGACATACAACCAATTGAATTGGATTATGATGAGGAGTTTGAAGGAACATGAATATTTTTGTCACCTCTCCTAACCCTCGTTTTGCAGCACAAACTCTACCTGACAAACACATTGTCAAGATGCCTTTAGAAACATGTCAGATGTTATCTATCGTGGCATCTAAGAAGTGGGGTTACAACTTTGGCACACTACCAAAACTTGATGGCACACCATACAATACAGAGAAAGGTGCGTTTCGTAACCATCCTTGTACAATATGGGCACAAACTAATTGGTCTTGGTTGATTCAACATGGTCTTGAACTGTGTGCTGAATACACTCATAGATACAACAAGATCCATAGTTGTCAACATACTATGGAACATGCTGTGGAAATATTCCCACAACAAGACAGTGAACCTACAGAGTTTGTGTTTGCAGGTCCTGATGTGTTCAAACATGACAAGACCATTGACATATTCACAGCATACAAGCGATACATTGCTTCTAAACCTTGGGCAGCGTCTAATTATCTACGTGACCCATCTCGTAAACCAAATTGGTTATTCTCATGACTTTTCTTTCTTGTCCGCCAGTTTACTTCTTACCAGACACATGGACTTGTGAGACACCATTAGTGCCTCATCTTACACTTGATCCAAACTATACCTTTGGTATTTCAATCGCAGTCATTACCATATTGCTTGCAGCGTACGGTGTTTACAAAGGATTCTTTGATAACAAAGCACTGAAAGATCCGTGGGACGATCACGATGATTGATTCTCTATACTTAGGTCCTGAATACGATCTATCCCATCTAGAGGGAGACAAAGTAAATACCATGTACGTTGCTCGATTGATTGAAGAGCGTAAGGTAGTAGCAGTTTTCCAAGGTAGATCAGAAGCAGGACCTAGGGCACTAGGTAATCGATCAATATTATATGATCCAAGGGATCCTGATGGAAAGGATAGGATCAATAAAATAAAACGTAGAGAATCATTCAGACCTTTTGCAGGTAGTGTTCTCTTACCTCACGTACACAAGTGGTTTGACATGGGTGGACTTGAGGAGTCTCCCTTTATGATGTATGCAGTCGATGCATTACCTCACACTCATGATAAAATACCAGCGATATTACACGTTGATAATACATGTAGAGTGCAAACTGTAGGACTTCATAACAACGTAAATTACTATCAACTTATAGATTCTTTCTATCAATTGACAGATGTTCCTATATTATTCAACACATCATTCAATCTAGCAGGTGAACCATTAGTAGAGACACCTGATGATGCCATAGAATGTTTTGAGTGTAGTGAGATAGACTACTTGTATTTTCCAGACGTGCAAATCCTCAGGGAAAAATGACTTTTACATTACATAAATCTCGAAAAAAAATCTCCGCAAAATTTTCAGTCCTAGGGTTGAACCTATCAAACAATGGTTCAGTATGTGTGATGAGGGATGGTAAGATAGCATTTTACCTTGAGTCAGAAAGAGTGACAAGAAAGAAAAGAGATCATTCAATAAGATCTCTGTTCAAGTATGTGCATGATATAGATGCTATAGCAATATGTGATTCTTATTGGGTGAAAGACTCCAAGAGTCTCCTCTCCTCACTCGATCTAAACATAGCCAAGAAAATGTATCCTCATGCAAAGATATATGACTATAGACATGAGCATCACAAGTGTCATGCTGCTTCTGCTTTTTATAACTCTGGGTTTGATGATGCAATAGCAATCGTAGTAGATGCTAATGGTTCTAAGACTGATGATGGTATAGAGATTGAATCTGTATATGATATACCGTCATGGAAATTATTACATAGAAAATATTTTACACAAGAAGACGTAGGGATAGGTAAATTATATCAACAAACTTGTGTCAATTATGGATTTGATCCTGAGGATGCAGGTAAGGTCATGGGTATGGCAGCGTACGGTAAGCATGATGCTTATTATATACAGCAGAAGTGGGAGCAGAGAGCACTTGAATTGGGTAAGATGTTTCCTAATAGAAATCTGGTGCTTGCAGGTGGGTGCTTCCTCAATTGTGTTGTCAATTATAAATTACAGAAAGAACTCAACGTCAGCATCCGTGCGATGCCCGTGGCACATGACGGTGGCACATCAATAGGAGCAGCATACCTTGCCCACACTGAAAATTCTTGACATAAGCACCACTATAGGTTGTAATTTATCATGTAAGGGATGCAATCATTTTAGTAATTACTTTGCACCAGGCAGCAAGTTAGATACTGATGCACTTATAAAAGATATAGAAACTATCTTACCAAGACTAGATATTCATAGGGTATCTGTCATAGGCGGTGAACCCTTACTAAATCCAAGATGCAAGGAGATTTTAGATGCATGTAGATCACATACTAATTCTTTTGTTTATCTCTATACCAATGGCTTATTACTCTTACAGAATGAAAGTTGGATCAGAAGAGTCTTAGAAGATCCCAAAGTATTTTTACGAGTAAGTGTACATACGAAAGAAGTCCTAAAGATTTTAGAAAGTTTCAACCATCCAAAGGTGTTGGTGTCCGTACACCACACTGGTAGTGATATGTGGTTTGATTCTATAAAGAAAAGAGATGGTAAAGTATATCCATATAATCAAGGTAATATAAAAAAAAGTTATAAGTTTTGTTCTTGTCCTAATACACAACTATTCAAAGGTAAATTGTGGAAGTGTCCGAACACTGCTTTCCTTAGAGAACTACTCTCTGTGACTGAACAGAGTGATGCTGAAGAGTGGCAAGAGTATCTTGTGGATGGTTTGCCTGTGGATTGTAGTGACGAAGAGTTGACAAAATTTTGTGAGCAAAGTATACTACCTCATAATGTATGCAATATGTGTACTTCTAAACCATTACACTTTAGTGGTGCCATTCAAGAGCGTGGTAAGCGTAATGTTATCATCTCTAAATAAAACACTCGCAACAAAACATGCCAACATATCCAATCAAGAATATGAAGACAGGTGAGACTAAAGAACTCATCATGTCTATGAAAGAATATGATCAATGGAGAAAAGATAATCCTGACTGGGACAAGGACTGGTCTAAGGGAGCAGCGTCAGCAGTCAGTGGTACAGGAGACGTGTACAGTAGAACAGATGGAGGATGGAACGAAGTGCTATCTAAAGTAGCACAAGTACCAGGTTCAAGAGTCAAACCACAAAAAACTACACACATCTAATGCCACGTAAAAAGAAAATGTCCACCAGTGTTGGTGCTGGATTGACTGCGAAACAGATGAGAAGAAAGAAACCATATAATTCTGACATGATGGTAGATGTGCAACCAATCACATCTAATCAGAAACATGCCTTTGCAGCGTATGAAGAGGGTAAGAACCTATTCTTATATGGTGCAGCAGGTACAGGAAAAACATTCATAACTTTATATCAGGCACTGAAACAGGTGCTTGATCCCATGACACCATACCAGAAGGTAGTCTTAGTAAGATCGCTTGTATCCACAAGAGAGATAGGATTCTTACCTGGTGATCATGAGGATAAGGCAGCACTGTATCAGATACCATACAAGAATATGGTCAAGTATATGTTTGAGTTGCCCACAGACAATGAGTTTGAGATGTTGTGGGGTAATCTCAAGGCACAAGAGAGTGTGACCTTCTGGTCTACATCATTCATACGAGGTACAACTCTTGATAATTCTATAGTTATTGTGGATGAGTCACAGAACTTGAATTTTCATGAATTAGATAGTATAATAACAAGAGTAGGTGAAGACACCAAGATTATGTTCTGTGGTGACGTTGCACAAACTGATTTGATAAAGACAAACGAGAAGAATG